ATAGAAGCAATTAAACGTGATGGATTTAAATTAAAAAATTCATCACGACTTATTGGAGAACCTTCACCAACACGTCTTGCGAAAAATAAATCTTGAGCTATTGCATATTGTACTAATTTACTTCTTGCTACTTTCATAATCTAACCTTCAATTAATATGCACGATAATCTTGACGTGCAGGATCATTTGTAAAAGTATATTCCATGTCATAATAAAGTGGAGCAGTTAATATATCAAAACTTGCAGCACCACCAGTTGCTTCATCAGCATCACTTGACAGCCACGGATTTTCTTTACCAAACATATAAACTTCGATAATACTATGTATATATAGAACTGTACTTGCTATATCATAAAAAGTATTTTTGAACTCTGTCATAAATTCATGATAATTAACATCTGATGGTACTTGAACAGATACATCAACATGATTAGTTGGATACCAATTAGTAGGTCTGTCCCAAGTAGTCCATTCAATCCATTTACCTTTAATAATATCGGCAACACTACCATAATCATAAAAGTTTACAGCATTTTCTGAAACTGAACCATAATCGATTTCTGCTTTATTTGGTCCTGCTGACGGATTCAATATATATGGATTTAATGGTAATGTATTCTCTACAGTTGTAATATTACCAGAATCATCCATTATTTGTGTTTTTCTTGTAGAAGAAAATACTGCAGGAATTTCATTATTTGTTAACGTACCTTCATTTCTAGGTTGATTTGTAAAAGAATCAACAGGAGAAGCTAACGTATCAACCGTACCATAATCAGTAACTGGATAATCATAAGCTCTATGTGTAATAGCTCCTAATTCTTCGGCTGTTCTAAAATCAACATATCTTTCCGCTCTATCATTTATAGTAAAAATATCGCGTATAGGAGTAAATAATTGTTCAATTTGAATAATACGACTATTTACGGCCATAGTATTATAAAAATTGTAAGATTCACGTGTACCAACAATTTTATAAAAATTTGTTAATTCTTCTAATAAAGCATGTTTCTTTTCTAAGCTTAAATTATTAATATTTAAATTTAAACCCATGAAGTTAATTAATTTTCCTATATTATAAGAATCAACATTATTAATACTTCTTATATTTTTTAAACGTTGTATACTATCATAAGTTTCATCTAATAATAATTTTTGAAAACTGCCTAATAATTCAGGCATTAACATACGACTTAAATCATATTCTGATATATATTTTAATATAGACCTTGCATTTGGTACTTGAACAAAATATTCATCTTTTGTATACGTATTATTTGAAAATGGTACTATAGCTGTACAATATGCAACCTTCGTTTCAAAATTTGTACTCGTAATCATAGCACAGCCATTGCCATCTAATTCTCTAATAAAGAAACCATAGCGAACATCATCGATTGCTAATCTTACTATTTTATCAAAACTTATTTCTGTATCATGAATTTCTGGTACAGGAAGTCCAGATATATCTTTTGGTCCATATGAAAAATAGCCAGGGTCTGCATAAAAAAGAACATTTTCTGTATCAATTGGAAGTCTATAATACGATATTATATCTACGTCTTTTCTTATGTTAACATTTATCGTAACTGTATCATTTATTTTATAAATTTTATCTCGAGTTATTAATTCGCCATTTATAAAAAATAAATAGCGTAAATATGTATAATCATCTAATATGAAACTATGTTTATCAAAATTCCATTGTTTGTCTTGTGTATCCCAAGGTGTTCCACAATAAATTAAAGAAGCAGACGTATATATAATTACAGTATGTTTTTTATCACTTATAAATGCATTCAGAATTTTAAACGAATTATTTGATGTAACTTGAAACTGTGAAGGTAATAGTTTATATCCATCAACAAAAATCAAATTATCATTGGCACTACCTTCACGTAAATGTGTTAATATATTTCCATATTTATCTATTCCAGATATTTCTACACCAGCAGCATTCAAATCAACTTCATACTCATAATAATAAGTTGATCCTCTGTGTTGATACAAACAAATATCAGTATTTGCTGGGTCTAATAAATTAATGTAATTATCTACAATAGAATATCTTGATTTTGATACGGCTAATGAATCAACAAATAACAAAGAAGTCATATTGACTGTTTTTATTGTTATTCCACTGTCACAAAAAATTTGATTTAATTCATGTACGTTAGACATTAATCATACCTATTTGATACTTCTTCTACAGTAATGTATGAAGAAATTAATACACTATTTATCGATACATTTACGTTATCAATTGGATTTAAAACTTTACACCATTTAACATATTGAGTATCAGTTATTGCTTTATATATATCTGACAATTTAAGGCCTTTTCCTATGTAATCTGGAGTAATGTCAAATAATTTCATGATATTATTTTTAACATTTTGAATAACCACACCAGATGTAACAGGAGCATCTTTATCAACTACAATTTGTGCAACTATTTCTTGTTGAATAATTTCTGGTTGTTTAAACTCAAGATATGTTGTAAAGTGATTATATTGTTTAATAATAGGTTCATCATAGTAATTTACATCAGAAGAATCAATTCTATTGCCAGCAAAAGATGCTTGAATACTCATATTATAATTTGATGATATCTGAATAGTTGCACCAGAACCTTGTGTATCTTGTGAACTAACAACTACTAATTGTAATCCTGTACCATCTCCACCAATAGTATTCATTGTACCAGAAACAGATTTACCAACTAAAGTATCTTCTAACCAAACTACAGATAAAACTGAACCAAGTGTATCAACAGAAGATACACGTAATGATAATTTAGTTTCATCACCGTTTTCATCTAATACGTGTATAATATCATTTGCTTTATATCCATAACCACCATTACCAGAAGGAATAATATTTGTACTGGGATTCAAAGTGTGTGTATATACTTTAGTTAAATCCAAAGACACTGGTGAAGTCATAGCAATATATGCATTATCTACTAAAGTAGTACTACCATTTAATGATACAAGATACGAACTGTTATCAATATTAGCTACGTCTACAATAAAATCCAATTCATTTAATCCATCTATGAAAACATATGCTAATTTATCGCCACTCGCATAACCGTTAGCTTTTGTAATTCCATCTAAAGTTATGGTATAATTATACATTGGAAATGTAGTACTACCAAGCAAATTATTAGTCAAATAACCACTTTCAGTTCCAGGACCAGGAGATCCAGCTGTTGGGAAATTCATCATAATTATGCCATTGTTGTTATATAATATTTCAGAAGCATCTTCATCATATAACACTTTCATTTTATCAAAATAAATACTTGGCTTTTCTATACCTAAGTCTTGAGTAGAATAAAATTCAATAACATAATGCTTATATTGTGTAAATATTGGTTTACCATTACTATCTAATTCGCCACTAAAACAATTTGTAGCTATCCAATCTGTCCAATTTTGATTTGTATTACCCCATGGACTAGTTAAAGTTTTTCTATCAATAATACGTACCCATTCGTTTGAGTTACGTACGTTTGAATAACTTGGTACTGGATCAGCATTTGTAGCGAACATTGCAATAGTACCAATAAATGGTGATTTCTCTCCTATACCTACATTAGGAGCAACAGCTTGAAACTTAATACCAGCAATACCTCTAGCTTCATTCGGAAAGTTAATACGTATTTGTACAGGATTTTGTAATGTGGGTGATTTAAGACTTCTGTAATAAACATCACTTGTCGTATTAGACATAGCGTTTTCAATAGGATCTTCTTGTACTTCAGTAGAATCCTCAGTATCATTTGTTGTTATTAAATCGGAAGTAGTATATTGTGTTTGTGATACTCTAACAACAAATCCAGTACCTTTCTTTTCAACACCTTGATAATAAGTAGTTGAAAATACAGACGTATCTATATCGATATTATAATTTGTTTCACTAGTACGTGTTAATAATTCTACAGCTAATACTTGACCCTGTAAACCAACTTCAATTACACGTACAATTATTCCAGTGTTTACATTTTCTGAATTCTGTACCCATACGTATAATTCATCATTTACTTTGTAGTTTTTACCTTGAGAAATAATATCAACTACATTATTACTATATGCTAAACCAAGACTTGCTATCCAATCTGGTAAAATACTATCACGTGGATCTTGATTATCTTGATTAATAAACAATAAACCTTGTGCACCAGTATCTTGTATAATAACTTGATCATCAGAACCTTTATTATTCAAAATTCTAAAAGCGTATGAACCCCAAAAACCGGAATTACTATAAAGCGAACCTTTATAATGCATTTGATTTGTAATTGGATCTACATTAAAATATGGATACGTCTCAAAACTTTTTAAACCTGTATAATATACCATATTCATCATTAAAGAATCATAAGTACCAGCTTTTTCAGCTTCTTCATATTCGCCCCAAACATTAGACGTTAAATAACCGCATTTATTTTGTAACATAGCTTTATAATCTTGACGTCTAACTGCACGATTACCAGAAGCAAATACCCAAGGTGATGTATATTTTAATGTATCAATGCTTTGTTTTGAAAATCCACCATAAGCAGTAGTAGTTGTAATAATTTCAACTTCTAAGTTACCTTGATTACCAGCATTATCCACAAACATCAATGGTGAAGTAAGTTCGCCGTAAATACCAGTTTCACTGATATTACCTTCTTTACCTTCATTTGAACAATATTTAATTTGTAGTATACTACCAGTCATAGGCAAAGTAGCTAATTGACCATCGCCAACTTTAACATAAGCTCTACCATCTGGATCAGTCTTTAATAAAACAGAATCCATATCAGATACGTCTAAAACATAAGATTTATCATATCCTAAGAAAGATTCTACTACATTCCATTCTTCACCATTAACATATACGTTTATATAATTCGGAGAAGCTTTAAAATCTGATGAGAAATAAAATTTTTCATTTTCAACGCCAGATGTTGTTTTATTTACTTCAATAATTTCACCTTGTACTAAAACAATATCTGTTACTGTATCAGTAATAGCAGGAATAATAATAGCATGTGGATTAAAGAAACTTTTTCCATTAATTGTAAATGTACTATATGCAGGAATTATTGTATTAATTCCTTTAAAATTAGTCTTAGTCATATTAACTAAAACTTGTGAAGAAACATTACCATGTAAGGTATTACCTAATGTATCGGCTAGTTGGTAAATAGCTGCTTCAGAAAAAGCTGTAGTCGTATAACAATTAGCAAGACACGAAACAATAGTATAAGTAAGTAAACTACCATACGCAGCCATACCATTTATTAAGGCTGTAGCTGTATCTGAAGGATAAATAGAAGCAAATAATTCAGAATCAGCACTCCATTGTTCAGCAATTGCTGCAGCTAAACTATCTTTATCATAAATAATGTTATCAAGTTTCATTGTTTATTTTTACCTTGCTATTTAGTACCTGTTACTATTGTAGATACTGTTTGTGGATTTCCATTTATTCCAATAACTGTAAAAGTACATGTAACACGAAAAGAATTTCTGTCAACTTGTATGATATCTATATCTGCTGGATTTAATCTTACTCTAGGTTCCCACGTTGTAATATCCATGTATAAAAAAGCCGCAATATCAGCAGGATTAACATTATTTTCAAATAATAATGATTTTAAAGACGTACCATATTCTCTGTTAAAAGGTACTTCTCCTTTACCTGTTGTTAATAAACGTTCTAAACTATCTTTAATAACTTGTATATCATTAGATACACAATTAGTATTAATTGCGTCTTCTCTATAATTTGGATTTAAATCTGTATAAGTAGACATAAATATGTTACAGTATAAAAAATATAATTGATTGACTTTTATACTAGAACTTTATGTTAGCAACACGAAATAAAATAAAAAGATTAACCTTGACCTGGTTGTGTTTGACCTTGCGCTGGTTCTGGTCCAGCATTATATGGGAATGGATGGGTATGTCCAGTTAATGTTACATTTTTGGCTTGAACTTCTGTATCTGAAGTAATCTGTCCAGTAACATGATTTTCACCTTTAATATTTACATTACCTTTAATATCAACATCACCCTCTATAATAATTTTAGGACATGTAACAGATATTTTATCAGATACTTTAATTTGCGCATCTAAAATTTTATCAATATTTATATGTCCTTCATAGATAAGTTGTAAAGTTTTAGTAATTTTATTGACGCCTATAAATTCACCACTGGCTGTATAAATACCGAAAGTACCATCATAAGCCTCATTAGAAGCTCCTTGAGAGCTTTTTTGACATAAAACACCCAAATATATAAGAGAGTTTAAATTATTCCCTATGGCTAAAATAAGAACCTTTGTGCCTATTTCTGGCAGACTATGACTAGTATATGATCCATTAAGACCTAAAAATGATGGTCCTAATTTAGCTGCCCATGGTAAATTTTCATCTTTAATATCATCATGAATTTGTGGAATACGTACTTTAATACGATAATTTCCTGTTGGATCTTGATTATTAATTACATCTGCAACAAAGTATGGATTATCAAGAGTATCTTTTTGCTGAAAAAAACCACGCATTAATATACCTCCCTTGTAATAACACTACCATTCATACCTTGTGATACTATTTCGACATTTGCTGTAATATATTCTTTAGAAATTTTAGTACGTATTGCATCAATTATACCAGTACCGGATAATGCTACAGAACTATCTTTTAATGATTGTGAATCTAAAAATTGATAATTTACTATTTGTCCAAGTCTAAAATTTTGTAAATGTTGACATTGTAATTCAATATATGAAGAATATGTCGCTAAAATACGTTTATTTTGTTTTAAGGCAAGATAATAATTTGGATGAAAATTACCTACATCAAAAGCAAATTGTGAATCCATTAAACCTTGTGATAATTCTTTATCTATATTAATAAATTTACTTTCTGCCACAGTTTTTTTGGCAGCAACTGCTTTTAATGTATATGTATTTAAATCAAAATAATATTCTTCTCCACCATAACCATCATTTTTAAGATTATTAGATCCTGATTGAATTGAAGCTTTAATTATACCATACTCATATTCTTTATCTTTACAAACTTGAATTGGTTTTTGAATAAAATTATAAATATTATGTTGTCTATTACGAAATAAAGATGTAAGATTTTTATAAAGTAAAGTCTTCTTTCTATCTAAACACCAAATCATTGCAGATGTATCATCAATCCAACCATGTGCAGCTACATCTATAAGATATTGAAATACATTCTTTTGTCCAGCTATCCACAATTGAGAATCATTTGTTGCATCAATATCTGAGCTTAATGTATGTTTAGTTGCAATACTTTTAAATACGTCACTAGAATTACCAAAAATATTTGAATGATTACCAGCAATATATCCAAAATATGTATCTAATACACCATCTATTTTTAATTTAGCAAATTGTTGATCTAAAGAGATTTCATTAATATTAAATACTCTAAACTGTGTTCTTTCATCTATATTTAATCTTTCAGATTTAATTTGATACGTAATAATAGTACCATCTGAAATAGTACGACTATCTAACCAATCAAGAGGAATAATTACTTCAAGTTTGCAAGTAGGCAATGGATTCATTATAGATTCATAAATATCTCCAGATATAAATATAGTACGTGGAGCTTGAAATAAATTAAGTCCATCAATAAATATATCTAAATCATATAATCCATTTTGTACTTTCATTTTTAATTCAATTCAACAACTGTTCCAATTCTTTTATCATTTGAAGCTTCATTTGCAGAAGTAGAGATATTATTAAAGGTATTAACTTGTACACTATCAATAATAGAATATACCCAATTTTTTTTGATACCTTCCAAACCATCATCTTGACGATTAATTAATAATACCCACCACCAATAAGCTTGTGAACCAAATGCAGACTTTGCAGCAATTAAATCTGGATAACCTTCTTCACCTTCTGGTACAAAGTATCTCTGTGTAAGTTCAAATGAATTAAAATGTTCATTAAAATTCTTATATAAATTATTTAATCCAGCATTCACATCACAAACAGAAATACCGTTGTTATCTGTGATCGTTTCTGTAAAAAATGAATCAAAATTTATACCATTTGACATAATATATTATCCTTTAATTTTTATGCAGGAAACTTCATCTTACCGTCCAAACCTATAGATTGCAAAGCAGAACTTACAGTATTTGTAAGATTAGATAATCTTTGTTCTACATTACTTCTAATTGATGAAACTGCATTAAATGCGTTATCTGTATTTTCACTAAACATTGGATCTGCATCTTGTTTTAACCATAACATTTTACTATAATTATCTGCAGTTATAGCCTCAGCTGTTGATATAGTAATAGTAACATTAGCTAATAATGGTGTTAAATATGTGCTAGAACCAAAACCTTCTCCTGGATTTATATTACCATTATACCAGTGCCTGATTAATCCTTTAGTATTTGGATATTCTACGTTTACACTTTTAACAATAATATTATCAATTAATAAAATACCACCTATTTGAAGCATAATTCTTCCAGGAGTGCTAGCATTTAATGAACTTGATTGTCTATTTTTATTACTATCTGTCCAATTTAAATTAAATTCAAATGGAGACGGTGGAGGAGTATAAAAACCAAAGTCTTGCTCTGCACTACTTTTATTGTATTTAGGCAAACACAATGATCCTAAAAATTCTAGAGCTTCTACTAAATTAGTTCTTTTTCCTACTGATGAATTCTGACCGTTTGGATGTCCATCGTCAATAACTGGAATACGTAATGTTAATTCCAAAGGATCCGAACCATTCCATACTTGTAATGTTGTTAAACGTCCAGATAATGATTTTGTTTTATCACCTAAATTTATATCTCCTCCTCCAAAAAGATTACTTATTTTATTACCAACTACATTTAATACTTCAGATCCACCTAATTGCATTAAAGCATTAGCTAAAGCACTGTTACCGAAAGATAAAGGAGCAGACCATTTAGATCCAACTTGATATGAAAAAGATTCAGGAAGATTAGCAGAAACTAAGTATGTTGCTGGATTATTTGATTTTTCATCAATTCTTTTATTATGATGAAGCATTCCATTATAATCCATAATATATAAACGTGTCTGATGAAATTGTCTAAGTTTTGCTTCACTATCTTCTCGCATAGCGTCGCCTTGTATAGGCATACCAACATTAGAAAAATCAAGCGATTTATGATATTTATAACCATTACCACCATTTCTAGTTAAGTTACTATAAATAGTATCAAACGTTTGATTTTGAGATAAGCTGTTATAAACAGAAACACTATCTCCCATTTTTGTATATGCTGAAAAATCTTCTGGACCAGGTACTTTTACCATAATTAAAACTCACACGTCAATATTTTTTCTTTTTATTTAGAACTTATATTGTAGATAATATAATACTTTTAGCAACATCACCGAAATTATATACTGAATCACTAGGACCAATACCACTTTGACTTATATTAAATATTTGTATTGGTTGTTGTGGCTGAGCTGTATTAGTATTTGTTTCAAGATAACCATCATTTGTAGACGTATTATTAGCAATACTATTTAAAAGTGTATTATTACTACTTATTGCTTCAACCATATTATCTTCTGGTGTATTAATACGTGTAGATGCCCAAGTAGTTTTATTTGTAACTGCTTTTCCGGGAATGGTTGTTACATTATTATAACCACCTATAGATGCATCAACATGATAGCCTGAACCAGCATCATGCCATCCAATTGCTCCAGTGTTACCATGAATATATCCATTTATTTCTAACCAACGTAAATCTTCTTTAGAAAAAGGTTTTCTATCTTTTCTAACAAAATCTATTTTATTTCCCATAGCGTGACTTTTTTTACCACCAACATGAGTACCTCCCATAGCAGATGTATATTCAATATCAATACCTTTGTTAGCAAAATATTGATCTAAAACAATTAACCGTCCAGCGTTTTCACGTGCTATATAAGGCTTAGTATTTTGTTTACTAATTGTTCCGCTTAAACCAAGTGATGACATAGCAATAGCATCTACACCATTTATTTTTGTTGAAGGTATATCTGATCTGAAATTTGAAGTATCTGTTATTAATCCATATTTTACACGATCATCATATGTCCATTTTTCTGGTAATTGATTTATAATAGGTTTAATTGTGTTAGATAGTTGATTATTTATACCAGTTTCATTTGTTTGTAGCTGATTTAAATATTTTTCTCTTTGATCTGGTGTCATTTTATCTAAATATACTTTTCTTTGTATATTTGTCATTTGATCAAAAGGAATATTCTTTTCTGTAATATCTTTTTCTGCTTGTTTTTGTATATTATTATATTTATAATTTGTCCATGCATTTTCTAAGGTTTTGCCTGTAAAAAAATTTTTAATTGAATCTATGAGTTTTAATGAATCAGTATATATGTCTCCAATGGTCATCCCTATAGCTTGACCAAATGTATATATACCTTTTCCAAGAGTAGCTGCTATATCACCGGCTTTTGTTAGTATTTTCCATGTTTTTTCTGAAGTATTTTTTATGTCTTTCCAATTTTTCATTAACCAAGTAATACCAATTATTCCTGCTAAAATTTTAGCACTGGTTAATAATTTATCAAAAAATGAATTTTCTTTTTCTTTTTTAATTGATTCTTCTTTTTTTGGTTTAACTAAAGAATTTTTTAAATCATTTAATGTACGTGCTATTAATCCTATTGAATCTTTTTCTTTTGCAACTACAGATTGACCATCATCAAATTGATCTTTTTTAGTTAATAAATCCATACGTTTATTTAATTTTTCTAATTCTTTTTTATAAACGTCTTGTTCTTTTGATATTTTTCTACTAGAAAATAAATTGCCAATTCCTCTTCCAAACATATTCCAAAGAGCTTTAAATGGTTTATCAAGACCTAAATTTTTAATTAAAACTGGATCTATTAAACCACCAGTCATCGTAGAAAGAGCAATAGATGAAACTACTCCAGATTGTTGACTTGCAATATTACTTCCCATACGATATAAAGAATTAGTTTTATATGCATCACTTTTAGATTTTTCTAATTCGTTTATTTTTTGTTGTAATTCAAGCTGTGAATTATATTCTTTAAGAGCTCTGCTATAAGCTTTGTTATGCATATCAGCTTTCTTTTTTTCTATATCTAATGCATCTTTTTCAGCTTTACGCTTATCGCTTTCTGCTCTTGCTTTAATCTTTTCTTCTAAATCATCTGCTTTTAATTTTGCGAGACGTGTATTTTGTTTAGCTTTCTCTATTGCTTCTTCTTCAACAATAGACTTTGCTGTAAGATTTTTAATACTTTTTGTATTTGCAGCTTTACTGGTATTTTTGTCAACAGACTCCATACGCTTAAGAATTTGAGTAAGCAATTTCTCAACGTTTGATTTCTTTTCTGTCTTTTTATCATCATCTAACTTTTTTATTCCAGCCATTTATACACGTCTCTATATTTAACTAATTAAACCACTATTAGTTTGCTGTCCTTGTCTATCTAAATCATCCTTAATTTGTCTATCATAAAACCAATCCATATATTCAATAGGCATATTTTCAAGATCTAAATATCCAAGTTTTAAATTAGTCATTAACCACCATTCTCTTTCGAGAATGTCATTTATATCAATAAGCGGAAAAAAAGTCCTCTAAGGCTAACATATAACCTCTAGAGCTCTCCTTCCCACAATTTGGACATTTTACAACAATTTCTTCTTTTACACCCCAAACAGTTTTAGTAAACCATTCTTCAACCATTGTAATATCTGCTGCTGTTATTGTACCATCATCAGCCAAATTCCACATTTCTTCCAGACTTTTACCGTTTGAAATTAAACATAAATCTAAAGCCAATAATCTCATTTGTGGATCATCTACATCAAAATTTTTGGCTTTTAATAATTTATCAATAGCAATATCATCACCAATTGTTTTTTGTCTTATATACGTATCTCCAAGATTTTCAAGATGTATACCTGATGACAAATTTTCAATATCACTGGCTTCAGAAATTTCAAGATTTCCCATTTCTAATGGTACAGTAACTTCTTTACCACATTCGTCATTATCACAATTAAATGTTAACTTAATAGGAAATTTTGGCCACGTAGTAAATCTAATTCTATATAAAAGATATTGTACATCAAACCAAAATAATTCTTCAAAAGTCATTTCAGGATTATCAAAAACAACTAGTTTCTTTAAAAAATTAATATAATCTTCATTTGTGCGCTGTTGCTTTTGTGATAACGATAAAATATATTTTTGTTCAATCGGAGTAATACGTCTAATACTTACACTAAATTGTTTCTTATACATTACCTTACCAGGTAAATCTGCTGCATAATATTCATGAGCCATTTTTTATTCCTTCCTTATTAAAAACTAAAATTACTTAACGTATCTGTAATAGGATTACTTTCATTATTACTAGTTGTAAATCCATATGTACCTTCAACATTATATTGACTAGAACCTGCTCCAAGAAGATTATTCAAACTATTGATTGTTTTATCTACTATTTCTGTCGGAGATGTTACTAATTCTTCAATAACTGCTTTTTTAGTTGTACTATAATCATATACTACCTTATCAACCTTAAAATTTGCAGAAATTCTAAGACGTTTAGGATCATCTTTATACATCAATTGAAAAGGTTGTTGAGAAGCAGGAAAACATCCCTGTAATGTAAAATGACCAGTTGCTAATGATTGTAATCCAATATTACCAGGACCATAAAAGAATACTTCTATGTTCTTTTTATATACAGACATAGGATAATAATATTCACCTTCAGCATTAAATACCAATTGGCGCCAAGCTGATAAATAATATTGTGTTAACATACCTGCTGATACAAAAAATGTAATGGATACGTCATGATAATTTTGAATATCTTCTGGAACATTACACCAACCAGTACGAACACGTCTAGTATTAGTCTTAAAATTTGTAACACCAAAAACTATCTCTTCTACAATAGGCGTATATGCAGAAAACCAATTTGATCCAAACGTCTTTATCTTGTCCCATAAACTGCCATCATATCCAGACATACCACCAATAGGGTCAAGTAAATTAATACTTGGCATTATTACTTCCCAAGATGACTCAATTTGTTCATCTGGTAATGCTTCTATTTCGGCGGCACTTTGAAATCTTAACATATTTTATTTTCCTTTTTTATTTACCAAACGAAAACAATGAATATCCATTATCTGCCCAGTAATCATAATTCCATTCAACAGATATTTCAACTGGATTTGAACTTGAAGGATCAATATCACTAACTGTATAACCAATCGGATAAAATCCATGTAAAATTATCTTACGTCCATTCATATTACTATTTCTTACATTACCACCAGAATAACTACCTCCAAGAAGAAGCATACATGTAGATGTATATGCAATTGAAGGCATACGTGTACCTAGCATATTTGAATGAATTAGATCCACCCATGCTTGTATAAGATTAAGTACAGATCCTTCATAGTCTTCTGTGATTTTACATTTCCATGTACCAGATTTGTTTTGATATGTACCTAATTTACGTCTATGACCCATGATGTTAAGATTAGTTTGTCCAAGTTTAGGACCAGGATATGAATAAGAAGTACATCTTAGACGTAGTTCATTTGCAGTAGCTACAGATTTATTACCAGATAAAGCTCCAGCTATCTTTTGTGTGAGTTTAGCTAAGAGAATACCAGGTATTTCCTGTATAACAAATTCACATTGAGACTGTTTTACAGGGTCCTTTAATGCACGAATTTCATTTAATGACCTTAACATAAAATAACCTTAAAATATATACGTATATAAAAACTGGAAAATATTTTTCTTATTAAATATAGAACTTATTAAGAATATCGTATGAAAAGAAAGAAAGATTTAATAATCAATCACTCCATTTAAAGTTAGGATGATTTTTTTCCCAGTGATTTAAATCAACTCTATCATTTATTTTATTTAAAAGTTTATTATTTTCACCATTAGTTTCAATATTTAACTTGACTTTCATGAATTCTTTTATACAATATTCATATGTATCTTTATATATTTTTCTTAAATTTTGTTGTGTCATTTTATTTAGTATTTCGCCAAGTCTAAAATTTTTTGTTTCTCTATACGTATTTAGTACATCATGTATAACATTACATAAATCACTTTTAGTTATAATTCCACCTTTAACTAATGACATAATTCTAATTTGAGTATATACATCTTTCCATGCTTGTAATTCTATTTCTCCTTTTAGTGATTCAAATTCTTCTGGGTC